ATTTTTATTGGTGACGTTATCGATAATCATTATTCTAGTTATCATGAAACAGACACGGAGGCTTTGGGTGGTGCTGATGAACTTGAGCTAGCAATTGAAAGGATTGCTCGTTGGTATAAGGCTTTCCCAAAAGCTATAGTTACAATTGGTAACCATGACCGTATTATAATGAGAAAAGCTCAAACAAGTGCTGTTCCAAGAAAATGGATAAAAGCATACAAAGAAGTGTTAGAAGTTCCAGGTTGGAAATTTGTAGATAGATACGTTTTAGATAATGTACAATACATACATGGAGAAGCCGGTACAGCAAGGATAAAATGTAAGGCTGATATGCAAAGCACTGTTCAAGGACATTTACATACTCAATGTTACACGGAGTTTTTTGTAGGTCAAAACTTTAAAGTGTTTGGTATGCAAGTAGGATGTGGTATCAACTTTGATTCTTATGCTATGGCTTACGCTAAACGAGGTAAAAAACCAGCTATCGCTTGTGGAGTTGTAATAGATGGTAAAATAGCTATCAACGAATTAATGGATTTATAATTGTTAAAATTATATTAATTTTTTTTTTAATTAACAAATGTTTATTATATTGCAATATGAAAAAACCTAAGAAGTATACACATCAACAAAGAATGTTTAGAATGGAAAAGGTATTGACAACTTATTATGTTTTAATACAGTCAATGCAAAAACGTATAGACACGATAGAGAAAAAATTAGGATTAAAAAAGGAGGAAGATGGTAATACTGTTTGATGCTGATAGTTTAGTTTTCTCATCTTGTGTAAATGTGGAAGATGATTTTGAACAAGCGAAAGCTAAGTTTGATGAAGTGTTAATGAGTATAGTTAACAAATTAGATGAGGAATATAACATTGATAGATTAATAGTGTTTAATGCGGCAAGAGGTAATTTTAGAAAGATAATCAACTCTAAGTATAAAGCTAATAGAACTAATAAACCACCATTATTATTAGATAAATTACATAAACATGTAAATGAAGCTTATGAAAGTAAGACAGCTTATGGAATGGAAACAGATGATCTCGTGTCTATATATTGGAATAAATTACAAAAAGAAATAGGAAGGGATAATGTAATAATAGTAGCATTAGATAAAGACTATAAACAACTACCCTGTATGTTTTACAACTATCATCAAAAACATCAAACAATGTGGAATATCTCTGAGTTACAAGCAATGAGAAATTTTTATACACAAATGATTACTGGTGATAGCGCTGACAATGTTAATTTCTGTTTCGGATATGGACAAAAATACGCTGATAAAATATTTAAGAATTGTAAAACAAAATATCAATTTATTAGAGAAACATTTCAGTTATTTAAAAAAATATATAAATCAAAAGCACGTGAAAAATTCATCATGTGTTATACTTTATTAAAACTAAAAACATGAGTAATATACTTGAAAAAGCAAATAGTATAATAAACAAAAGATCTGAGGAAAAAGAAAGGAATTACGGTCCATTTTCTGAAGGTATGAGAAGAGCTGCACTTATTGCTTCAGGCGCAACCGGTAAAGAGATAACTGCTGAAGACATGTATATGTGTATGGTAGCTTTAAAGCTGTCAAGAGAATCATATAATCACAAAGAAGATAATTTACTAGATGCAGTTGCATATCTAGGAGCACTTAATAATTTACACGATGAGCAAGGATAATATTTGCATGATCAATTTAATGGGTAAGGTTACTACTAAATTGAATTCACATAATGCTGGTTGGACTTATTGTTTGGCTAGTATTATTAATGCGAGGGTTGATTACGATGTTGAGTTTGTAAACGACCCTAAACAAATACATATGTATAAAACAGTGGTGATTAATAACGGTATTAATTACAAGGAAAATGTTTGGAACTTCTTCGGCGGAGTTCAACAGTTAACATTAGATTATTTACATGAGTTAAGTAAATACAAAGGAGATATTTATACATTTAATGAACCTATTGATTTTAAAACTTTACTAAAAAGAAAAGAGATAACAACTATTCCTAATAAGAAAGTTATATGTGAAACAACTACCAGTAACAAATTAATATTAGGGGATTCACATTCTTTATCTATTTATAAAAAAGGATGGGGTATTAAAAGATTAGATGGTAAAACATTACATGGTTTTTTAAAAGACCCGTACAAGTATTTTGACAAAGATAAAACTACTGATTTAATTTTATATTTTGGTAATATTGATATTAGATTTCATTTAATGCGACAGCCAAATCCTGAGTTAGCAGTATATGAATTGTTTGCTAAGCTATGTATGTTTATAGAAGAAATAACTCCTGAAATTAATGTAACAATTCAAGAGTTGTTACCGATAGAGGATGAATCTAGAAAAATACCTGGATCAGGAAAATATAAAGGTGAATCTTATTTCGGTAGTAAAGAAGCAAGACAAAACTTAGTTAACTTATTTAATGGTTTAATCAACACTGCTGGCACTGCAAAATATCCTTATAAAGTACAGAAAGCTTGGTTAACGTATCCATTAGACTTTAATCACATGGAAGCTAGGCAATCAGTTCATGTTAGACCTAGTAGTTATTTACATAAAAAAACATTTATAAATGATACAAGAGTTCCAACTTTATTATAAAAAAGCAAAGTTAAATCAAGAAAGACTTTATCAAGGTTACGAGTGGACTAAAAAAGATATTGATGATGATTTAATTTGGCATGTTCCAATCTACGATGTTGTTAATAGAAGATACGCAGCGTTTAGTAGTTTGTTAGAAGCTATTAGATTAAAAGAAGCAGATCCTAAAGGCAATGGCGAATATTTTAAATATGCAGATGTTAATGATTTTGATTTCATGTTGCTATGTTACTTGTTTAGGTTATGTGGTAGTGGGATTAATTATTTTCCAAAGACTAATCATCCTTACGGCACTCATGGTTTCGGTAATTTTTGGATAGTCGATAGTTTACTAAACGAAAGGCTAACATTTAATGAATGGATGGAGGATCTACCTGAAAAAAAGTTTAGTGATAACAAAGGTTATTTACTGCCTATGATTTCTAAAGGATTAAGAAATTTTATATTGGAAGATAGTTATAAATTAGTTAGCTACATACTAGATAACATGTGGGGATTAGAAATATACGAGGTTGTAGATCTAGGTAACGAGTGGTTATTACGAAGAGGATATAAAAGACAAAATTTTGTTCTCTGTGCTTTCGCAATGGACTTAGCTGAGTATTTCCCTAAAATAATAAGTAGGCATAGTAATGTTTACGTAGGATCTAACGCTAAAAAATGCTTAAAAGAAATATTTCCAAACGAAAAAGGGATTGGAAGTAATTTAAAAGTAACTAATGAATGTCTTGAGAGACTTTGTACTTTAACAGGCAATCACAGTTTTAAATACGACATGGAAGATGTGGCTTGTGATTTTATAAGATATAAGAATAATTTTCAGAGTAAGCATCATATAGAATATAATAACGGGATAAAATATTATAACAGTGTTTTTAAATAAACAAAAATATATAGAGAATAAAGATCTAAACTTATTTGGTCTTGATCAATACTTAATGTTGACTGAAGATTTTAAATCATCTTTTGATCCTTTTGTAGTTAAAGATGTAAAGGGGTTCAATGTTATTGATGAATCTGAATCATGTGAAGTTGGTTATAAAGCAAGATCAGGTGAGTTTTTCATGCAACACTTAAAGGATATAAAAGTAAATCACGTGGTTTATGTTCAACCTAGAAGAGGTTTTGCAGGTATCTCATTAGCTTGGTTGTGTAAAAAGTATGACATGAAACTTACTTTAGTTATGCCAGCTTCTAAAGAAGTAAGTGATCATCAAGCTTTATGTATTGAATTAGGAGCTGAAGCTAAGTTTGCTAGAATAGCAGCTATGCCAAATGCTAATAAGATTGCAAAAGAATATGCTGAAAAAGTAAATGCTTTCTTTATACCGTTAGGATTAAATCACCCATTAGTTATTGCAGGAGGAGTAAAAGTTATCTATGATTATTTTAAAGACAAGGATAAACCTAAAACAATGTGGAGTGTGATAAGTACAGGTGTTTTACAAAGATCATTACAGATAGCTTTGCCAGATACAGAATTTAAAGCAGTAGCAGTTGCTAGAAATATACAACAAGGTGAATTAGGGCGCGCCGAGTTCTACAGTTATCATAAGCCCTTTAACAGTCTATCTGATTTAATACCGGATAAATTTGATTGCGAGGATAGTTATGACTCGAAAGGCTGGCACTACATGTGTAAATATGGAAATGAAGGTGATTGGTTTTTTAGTGTAGCCGGTAACGCTAAGAAGCCATCAATAAATAAAAGTCAAATCAAATCATATAGGGATTGGAATGACTTAAAAGATTTTAAAATATGATTTACAATAACGTGACTGAAGCTTTTGAATCTTTATATAATAAGATTGATAAAGTAGAGGAAGGTCCAAATAAAACCAAAGCAATTTATAATACTTGTTTTACGATTAAAGACACTAAAGATCTTGTGGTCAAAACACCTTGGAGAAACTTTAAAACAAGCTATGCTGAAAAGGAATGGATTTGGTATGTTTCAGGAAATAGAAATGCTGAAGAGATAGCTAAGTGTGCCAAAATCTGGTATAATCACATGGATAATAATGGTAATGTTAATTCGAATTATGGATGGCAATGGTGGAGGAATGATCAATATCGTTATGTAGTAGAAGAATTAAAATATAATAGGTTTTCGAGACGTGCTGTTATTACAATATATGACGGTAAAGAATGGGAGGACTACGAGAAAGATACACCTTGCACTCTAGCAATACAGTTTTATTTTAAGACTGACCCTAATGTTTTACATATGTCTGTTATTATGAGAAGCAACGATTTATGGTTTGGTTTTTGTAATGATGCCTATTGTTTTATGAAATTGCATGAATCAATGTGCGAAGATTTAAATGCAATTCAAGGAGAATACACACATTTCGCGCAAAACTTACATTTATACCCAAGACATTATGGAAAAAACATTTGAATTAATTAGACAATGGGCTAAAGAAAGAAGCCTTTATGAAAAAGGAAACTCACATACACAATATGTAAAGTTTCAAGAAGAAGCTGGTGAATTAGCTAAAGCTTTATTAAAAAAAGATAGAGATGAAATAATAGACTCAATTGGAGATATTGTAGTTGTATTGACTAACCTTGCTCATATGGAGGGGTTATCAATTGAGGATTGTATTGTTACAGCTTACTTAGAAATAAGAAATAGAAAAGGTAACATGATGAATGGTACTTTTGTAAAACAAGAAAGAAATACAGACCACATAATATCAGGAACAGAATGAGAAAATATATAGCAAAAATAAGAATACCGGAAAACTTAGATCACCAGTCAGTAGGTTATATTGGTGAAAGAATATTTAAACTATGGTTTAATAGAGTTTATAATGATGAGCAATTATTTAAACAAAAAGCTGATCGTGAATATGAACAAATTGATTTTTCAGACGAGAAAGGATATACATACCAGGTTAAAACAACTAGCAAGAAAAGTTATACGTTTAATTGTCCATTAGATAAAATAGATAATCATTTAAATGCTTATTATTATGTATTTATACAATTAAAAGACAATTATGCTTATATAGAACCATTACTAACCAGGGAGGACATTTTAGATAATATTAAAAAGTCTTTTATAAATGACACGTGCTATGTTAAAGCAAGAGACCTCCAACAACAGGAGATCACAATATAATGAAAAAATAATAGATGAATATTATTTATTAGTTATATATGAAATAGAAAGAGGAGAGCCAATCGAGAATATAGAATCAATGTTAAAAGAATACGAGTCAAATGAACTATATATAGAATGTGCAGGAATTAAAAAAGGCATAGATCACATAAGGTTTTTTGCTTTATTCGAATTAATATTAAGATTATGTTTAGATGAACAAACAGACAATTTAAAATTAGAATATGAGACCAGATAAAATTAAAGAAATAATAAACGAAAGAACAAACATAAATATAGATACTCCTACAAGAAGGAGAGACCACGTTTACGCTAGAGCTATATACTTTAAACTATGTAGAGACTTAACACCATTAAGATTACATGAAATAGCTAGAACTGTAGATAAAAACCACGCTACAGTATTACACGGTTTAAATAATATATTTCCTTTGCTTAAACAATATGACGACCCTTTGTATAATATTTACGTAGAATTAATGGAACACAAGTTAATGCCATTAAGAGAAAAATACGATTTATTAAAACATAAATACAAAGAGCTATCTAAATACACATTAGACAAGAAATATAATAATTTACTTAACATTATAAAGAAAGTTCCAGAGAATGAATTAGAACATGCAGAATTAAGGTTTGGTACTATAACTGATATGTTAATTAACAAAAACAAAAAATAATTGTTATTTAAAAAATATCTTTGATTAATCAAGTTTTTTCAAAATGAATATAGCAATATTACATCCGTGTCCAATTTGTATCTCAATTACAATTGTAAGTTACCTAATCTATAAATATTTTAAGAATGAGCAGAGGAGGTAAACGTATTAATTCAGGTAGGAAATCTAAAGCTGAAGAGGTTCAGTTAATAGAACGATTGAGTCCATTAGAAGATAAAGCTTTTGAAGCCTTACAAGCAGGGATAGAACAAGGAGACTTCAAGTATGTACAATTATTTTACCATTATTACGCAGGTAAACCAAAAGAAACAAAAGATATTAACCTAGCCACTGAGCAGCCATTATTCCAATTAGATGAATGATTTTATTGTAACAACAGCAATAAAGAAATTAAGTAAATTACATAAAAGGAATAGAGTTGTACAAGGAGGAACCTCAGCCGGTAAAACATTCGGTATAATTCCATTACTTATAGATCACGCTATAAAGAACCCTAACAAAGAAATATCTATAGTTAGTGAGTCAATACCTCATCTTCGTAGAGGAGCTTTAAAAGACTTTTTAAAAATAATGATGGTTACCGGTAGATATATAGATGGACAGTTTAATAAATCAATATTAAAATACCAATTTACAAATGGTAGTTACATAGAGTTCTTTTCAATAGAATCAGCTGATAAACTTAGAGGAGCTAGAAGAAATATCCTATATGTCAATGAAGCAAACAATATACCTTTTGATGCCTATAACCAATTAGCAATAAGAACAAACGAAATAATATGGATAGACTTTAATCCAACAAGTTCTTTCTGGGCTCATACAGAGCTTCAAAACCAAGAAGACACAGATTTTATCAAGTTAACATACAAAGATAACGAGGCATTGCCTGATACAATAATAAAGGATATTGAGAAAGCTAAGGTTAAAGCTAATACATCAAGTTATTGGAAAAACTGGTGGACTGTTTACGGATTAGGGGAAATAGGTAGTTTAGAAGGAGCATGCATACAAGATTGGAAACAAATGGCTTTACCTAATGAAGCTAGGTTATTATGTTATGGAATGGATTTTGGTTATAGTAACGATCCAACAACATTAATAGCAATGTACAAATATAATAACTCATTTATATTCGATGAGGTAATATATAAAAAAGGAATGTTAAACTCTGAGATAAGTGGTTTATTAAAATCAAATAGCGTTCAGGAAATAATATATGCTGATTCAGCTGAACCTAAGTCTATAGCTGAGTTAAATAGTTATGGGCATACCGTGTTACCTTGTTTAAAAGGAAGAGATAGTATTGTTTACGGGATAAACCTTATAAATCAAAACGAGATATATATAACACCATCTAGTGTACACTTGATCAAAGAATTACAGAATTATATATGGTTAAAGACTAAAGATGGAGAAACACTTAATAAACCAATTGATGCTTATAACCATTGTATTGATGCAATGAGGTATGCAATAACAGCACAACTAGACAATCCTCATCGAGGTTCATATCATATATATTAGAATTTTAACATAATTTTAACATTTCTTTAACACTTTAAACCGAAGTTAGTTTGTATATTAGCTATGTACTTATGTACAAATGTTCATTAAAATACTGAAAATAAAAAGAGGGATAGTAATCTACAGGACTATTTAAACGGCACACCTAGGCCACTGCGTAAAATGAAAGTGTACCCTCTTAAAATATATCGAGGAAAATTGTTTTAGCATAAATGCTAATGAGAAGCGATGGACTTGAAGAGCTAAGGAAATATAAAAGGTCTGGGACTAATCACCCAGTTAACTTAAGGTTAATAGTCAAAAGGATACGATAATTATATTGATCTAGGGAAGCAAGAGAAGGACAAAGGTTAGTACAAACACTATTAAAGACTCTGACAAAGTAACTAGCAACTGGTAGAGCTGGAAGGTTAAAAAATACATACCGGATTTGAAACCTAAGGGAGCGCCTAACTCGATAACAGTATTTATTTAAACGTTATAATATGTATACAAAAGAAAAAGAAAAATTACATAACGCTTTAGTTGACGTTGATCTATTAAAAACTAAATGTATCAACTTAAAACTTAAATTAGAAGCAGAGAAAGAATTAAATAGTAGATTAATTAAATTGTTAAATAATGAGAAAGTTATACGATAAATTATTATATTATACATCAATAAGTTTATTTACTTTGATCTTATTAGCCGGAAGTTTATTACTTTTAAACTTGGAAAATTTGATCAATATAATACTTGGATTATAGAAAAGCAATAAGTTGGTGTTTAGAGAATGATATAAAAATTTATGTCGAACCAATAAGACAGGGTAAACGACCACCTGTGATTATTGTAGTAAATTTTAAAGGTCGAATTAAAAAAGGAAAAATTGAATATGCGCAACAGAATAATTTAGTTTGGGATAAAATTAACGATATTTATAATGCTTATTTTGATTTTTATAATTAATTGAGTTAGTTTAGTTTTAGTTAGGAAAAGGTGTCTATTATACATAGATGCCTTTTTTTTGTTTTATAAAAAAGAAATATGAAGTTAAAAGATATTAAATTAAGTAATGTTCCTTTAAATAGTTACCAAAAGTACATGTTAATAGATAACCCTAATGAACAGGACTTGCTAAAATGCTTTTTAGGATTAACACAACCAGAGTTAAATAAACTACCATCTAAAGACATAGATGATTATTTAAATCAAATAAATAACTTATTAAACTTAGATCATGAGTTAATAAGAACATTTAAGTTAAATGGTATTGAATATGGTTTTATTCCTAAATTAGACGATATAACTTATGGTGAAAATTTAGATGTTACAAAATACATTGGAGAGTATGGAAGTATGCATAAAGCAATGGCTGTATTATTTAGGCCAATTAAACAAAAAATCCGTGATCAATATTTAATTGAGGAATACACCGGGAGTTATGTATACGCTGAGAAATTTAAAGATATTCCATTAGATGTAGTGTTTGGTGCTATTGTTTTTTTTTACAATTTAACCAACGAGTTACTGAACTCTACCCTGAAATATTTGGAGCAACAGATTCAACAGGACTCACAGCTTCAAGCCAGTTTGCAAGAAAGTGGAGTGGATATTCAGAGCTCTATACGCTCAGCCAAGGAGACATTACAAGATTTAATTCCATCAGTAAGTTGAATTTACATAAATGTTATATGTATTTAGCTTTTGAAAAAGAAAGAACTGATTTGGAAAATTTATTAATAAAACAAAAATTTAAACAATAATGCAAGGTTTTTATAATATAACCGAAAAGATTAGAGAACAACTACAACAAGATGACTTTGTTAACACAGTTACATATGGAGACATATTTGAGGTTGATCTATCTAAACAAACAATATTTCCTTTAAGCCACTTCCAAGTAAATAACGCTACAATGCAAGGTAATGTATGGAACTTTACAATAAGCTTATTAGTTATGGATATTGTAAATGAAAGTAAAGAGTATCCAGAAGGTATACCAGATGAATTTAGAGGCAACAATAACGAGCAAGATATATGGAACACACAATTAGCTGTAGCAAATCGTTTACTAGAATTACTTTACAGGGGTGATTTATACACGGATAAATATCAATTAAATGGTGACCCTGTTTGTGAGCCTTTCACTGATAGATTTGAAAACAAGCTTGCTGGTTGGACTGTTACTTTTAATATATTAATTCCAAATGACATGACAATATGCGCAGTCTAGAGCCTATATTACAACAATTTGGTGAATATGTAGTTAGCCAATCTAGGTTAAATTTAACTAAAGGTGGTTACAAAAGTAAAGGACATAATGCCTCAGGTTCTTTAAGTAAATCATTAGCTTATACAACGGAGGAGGTAAGTGAAGGGAGATGGATTGTAGAGTTTTTAATGGAGCTTTATGGTCAATACGTAGATAAAGGTGTTAGTGGTACTGAGGTATCTCGTGACACACCTTATAGATTTAGAAGTAAAGGTGGTAAACAAGGTTTAAAAGGTATGCCTCCACCAAGTGCTTTTGATCAATGGAGAATAAGAAGAGGTATTGCTCCGAGAGATGAGAAAGGTAGATTTTTACCTCGTAAAGCAGCTAATTTTGCAATAGCTAGAAGTGTATTTAAAAAAGGAATAAAACCAAGTTTATTTTTTACAAAACCTTTTGAAGCTGCATTTAAAGATTTATCAATGACATTACTAGACGGATTTGAATTAGAAATAAGAAAAACTTTTAACAAAATGGAAAATGGCAAAAATTAATGTACTAAGCCCATATTTTATAAATGTATCAGATGCTGATTTAGTTAGCGTACAATTAGAAATAGAAATATATACTGATTATGCTAATACAAGCTGGCAAAGTAGCCCACAATACACATTGCAATCTACAGCAATAGATAACAAGGTAACATTTGAAATAAGCGAATTAATAAAAGATTACATAAAAGCAGAATTCAATGGTGATTACCCAATACTAGGGACATCAACTGATGAAGCAACCACACGTTATGTAGATTACAGAATAACAGAGACACATACTGGAGGTGTACAAGCCCCAGTGGATAGTTTAGCTAATAGAGCATATTACGGTTACGGTTATTTTGAAGACGGTGCAAACCCACAATTTATACAAGGTTATTTGCAAAGCAATAACAAAGTATTAAAACCAGATGACTCACCTTTACGTGTAGCAGTTGACCCTACAAATACAACTAGTGTAGCTTTTTTTAGTAATGGCCAACAAACATATAGTTGGTCTGCAAGTGGAACATACAGAGTGCAAGACCATGTTCTTTATATAAGTAATGAAGCGAGTGGGGTTGATAGTTATGAAGACAGAGTATTACTTGATGGTGGTACTTTTGAAGGTAGCGATTGTTTAACGGATTTTTTACGAGATACCACTGTTTATCCTGTTGACACTATTTATGTAGATGATAATAATGGTATAACAGTTATCGATGTAGATAACATACAAGAATGCAAATACCCTTTATACAAATTAACTTTTATAAATAAATTTGGTGCATACCAAAACCTATGGTTCTTTAAAAACTCACAACTTAGCATGACTACTAAAAAAGACATGTATAAAGCCAACATAGTAGAAAACGGTAGCTACAATATATATAACGCACAAAATAGAATACTTACTAAAAACGGTGATCAAAAACTGACGTTAAATAGTGGTTATTATCCTGAAAGCAACAACGAGTTATTTAAACAATTATTTTTAAGCGAAAAAGTATGGATAGAATATAACAACCAAACATTAGGGGTAAATATATCAAGTAGCAACATAACATATAAAACATCATTAACAGATAAATTAATTAATTACACAATAGAATTAGATTTTGCTTTTAACACTATCAACAATATAAGATAATGCAAACAATACAATTATTTATTGAAAACACTAGGGTTGATTTATTTAAAGATGAGTCAGTAACAATAACTGACACCATAAAAAACATAAAAGATATAAGTAAAGTATTTACAACTTTTAGTCAGCAGTTTAGTTTACCGGCCTCGTCTACTAATAACTTAATATTTAGGCATTACTATAATTACGATATTGTAAATGGTTTTGATGCAAGAGCACGTGTTAATGCTACTATAAAATTAAATGGTGTTGATTTTAAACAAGGTAAAATAAAACTAAATAATGTAGCCTTAAAGAACAATAAGCCATATGCTTACAAAATAGTATTTTATGGTAAAGCAGTTGATTTAAAAGATATTGTTGGTGAAGATAAACTAAATAACTTACAATTTATAGAGGTAAAAGATTCAGGCACTTGTACATTAACCTCAGCTAATAAATTAACAGATTTTGGCGGTAGTTTTACCACAACAACATCAGAGGGTGATAGAGTACACAATGTAGATGATGGAACATACGCAACAGTGCTTAGTGTTGATAGTAACCAGCAATTAACCTTAAACGCAGATATATTTGCAGCTAATGATGATTACAGGGTTTTATTATCACCAATATGGGAAAACGACTCAGTTGAAGAAAAACTACAATTACAACCAGCTACAGCTAAAAACACTTTAATAGTTCCACTAATAACACACACTAAAAGGCTTTATTATGATAGCTCAACTAATATAGCTGGTGATGGAAACTTATATTGGCATGGTGGTGGAGGTACGCATGATCATGGTGTTGCATATACAGATTTAAAATTTGCACTTAGAGTACATAGTATTATAGAAGCTATAGAAAATACATATAGTGATATTGAGTTTACTACTGATTTTTTTAACACTACTAATTACAACTATTATAATTTATACATGTGGTTAAACCGTAAATCAGGTGAGGTTAGCACAAGCACAAGTGTAAATAGCTTTCAGTTTACTGTAGATAGTTGGTCTGGTGGTGACTTAAACGAGGGTGGTGCTGGTTTAGGTTCTACTTATGGTATAACATCTGATTTTGCTGATTTTGGAACTAGTTTTAGTATGAGCATAGCGGATTCAACTACAGCATATACAATAGAGTTTTTTAAAAATCAAAGTTTAGTTTATACAACTTCAAGAACGGCTTCACAAGGTGCTTACACTTTAGGCACTGCTGAATTAGGGGCAATTAGTACAATGGCTGGAACATGGCATGTAGTTATAAGTGCTAATGCTAATGTAATTATAAGTAACATATCAATAACATTACAGGGTATTATATTTGACGAATTTGGTGGCACTAGTAGTTATACAAACACAATAACATCAGGGAATATAAATACACCAGCTGTAGCTACATTTGATATTGCAGACCAAATGCCAGAAATAAAAGTAATTGATTTTATTAATGGTTTATTTAAAATGTTTAACCTTATTGCTTTTGTTAATGATGAGGATAAAATAGAAGTAAGAACTTTAGATAACGCCAGTAGCGATAGCTATTATAATTTATCAAATGTAAATACTTATGACATTACAGAGTACGTAGATGTTAAAGAATCACAAGTGGATGTAGCTTTACCTTTTAAAGAAGTAAACTTTACTTACGAAGATTTAAAAACATTTTTAGCGGTAAATCACGAACAATTATTCAACCAAAGCTGGGGAACAGAACAATGGAACGAAGATAGCGATACACTTAGAATAGATGGTCAATCATATAATGTTAAGTTGCCTTTTTCACACATGAAATACGAAAGGTTAATAAACCAGGATAATGGTGTTGATACTAGCATACAATGGGGTTGGAGTGTTAATGAAAACCAAGATAGTTACAAAGGTAAACCGTTATTATTTTATCCATTAAGAAACTCAGGAACACCAATACAATTTTTGGTTAATGGAGGTAGCGACCAAATAACACAATACATAATACCAAGTAACAGTAGGTATTTAAACGATACTAGTGGTGAAGATAACATAAACTTTGGTCCAGAAATAAATGAATACGATAGGCCATTAACTAGTTTTAGTGGTACGTTATTTCAAAACTATTATTACAATTATATAACTAATGTTTTTAGGTTTAATGCTAGAATAATTAAACTAACAGCTTATTTACCGTTACGTATAATATTAAATTATAAGTTAAATGATTATATAGTAGTTAGTGGTAAAAAATACAGGATAAATAGTATAAAAGTAAATTTATTAACCAATAAATCAGAATTAGAATTAATTACAACATGATAATTTTTAAATTATTAAATATAGATAATTTCTATGGCATAAGTGAAAACATAGAGATAGCAAAAGGTAAATACAAATTACCTGAGACTTTAAAACAAGGATTCAAACAAATTAAACGTAAATACAAATGGCAACAGAAACAAGCAATTTAAGAGTACAGGTAGATTTAAAACAAGCCATTGCTGATTTCGAACTTTTTGATAAAAGAGTTACGGAGTCTAGAGACGCTGTAGCTAAATTAGAAGCACAACTTTTAGACTTAGAAAAACAACAAAAAGCTGTAGACCCTAAGGATTTAAATAGGATTAAAGATTATAATGAAGCTATAGACAAAACTAAGCAAAGAATCAAAGAGGAAAAATCCGATCTTAAACAATTAAATCTTGAAAGAACAAAAGCTAAGAAAAAGGTTACTGAATTAAAAAAGGAAAAAGGTGATCTTAATAAAGCCACAGGACTATTAGATAGAGCAACAGGTGGTTTAGTTAGTAGTTACAATAATATGACGGAAGCAGTTGGTGGAGCTATCCGTTCATTAGGTAAATTCAAAGTAGCTTTAATCGCTACAGGTATTGGTGCCTTTATAGTTTTATTAGGTTCTTTATATGCTGCTTTTACAAGATCAGAAGAAGGTCAAAATAAATTTACTAAATTAATGATGCAAATTGGTAACGTGGTTAATAACGTTATGGATATTATTGCTGACTTAGGTTCTAGTGTTATTAACTTAGGTAAAGGATTATTTAAACTAGCAACTGGTGATCTTAAAGGCGCATCTAAAGCGTTTACCGATATGGCTACAGATGTTGTTAGCGCTACAACAGCCGTAAAAAACTTTGGTGAAACAGTTAAGGAAGAATCTAAAATAATAAATGATATTGCTAATGCTAGAGCTAAAGCAGATAAAATTGAAAGAAAATTATTAATTGATAGAGCTAAAGCAACTAGAGACGTAAATGAGTTAAGAGAAAAAGCCGCAAGACGTGAAGATTTTACAGCAGAACAAAGAATTGAGTTTTTAAAGGAAGCAGGTAGAATAGAAAAGGATATAACCGATAAACAACAACAAGCTGCTCAATTAAGGTTAGATGCTAAAATACAAGAGAACGCATTAGGTAAAACAACTAAAGAAGACTTAGATGAAGTAGCAAAACTAGAAGCTGATTTAATTAATATTCGTGCTAAAAGTTTAAGGAGACAAAAAGCTATTAGCGCTGAAATAACAACTAACATAAGGGAACAATTAAAGGAACAAAGAGAACAAATTAAAGACTTTGTTTATTTACCTGGAGTTGGTTTTGTTAAGAAATCAGAGTTAGAAGAAATTAAACAAAACAGTGAATCAGTTTTAAGTGTATTAGAGGAGTTTAAAAAACGGAGAGAAGACAATGAAGCTGAAACAGAGTTACAAAGATTACAACTAGAAGAGCAAAGAACTTTAGATGAGCTTGACAGGTTAAATGCTACTGAAGAGCAAAAAATGCAGATTAAAAAGTTCTATAGTGATAAATATTTAGAGTTAGAAACCAATAATAAAAAGAAAGAGGAAAATGTAGATAAAATGGTGGCTCAAGCTAAAATAGCTCAAGCTGGTCAAGTATTTGCTTTAGTAGGTCAAATTGCTAAAAAAGGAAGTAAAGTGGGTAAAATAGCTGCAATAGGTCAAACAGTTATAAGTGGAATACAATCTGTGCAAAACGCGTATACAACAGCTCAAGCATCTCCAATAACAGCGGTAAATCCTGGTTATCCTTTACAACAAGCAATTATTGCTGGGGCATTTTCAGCTGCACAATTAGCCAAGATCATAGCAACTAACCCTGAATCACCTGCAGCAGCCGGAGGATTAAGACCCTCAGCTGGAGGAGGAGAACCTGCTGTGCCACAATTTAATATAGTAGGAGCAACACCTACAAGCCAATTAGCTACAGCTATTGGTGAACAAGAACAACAACCTGTACAAGCTTATGTAGTTTCACAAGATGTTACAACAGCACAAAGCTTAGAAAATAATATAATTACAGGGGCTACTCTTGGAGGATAATTATAACAAAGTAAAACCAATAATGTTTTTAAAAAAATGAGCAATGAACATAATAGAACTAGTAATCAACGAGGACGAGGAACTAAGTGGTGTGGATGCGATCAGTGTAGTAGAACAGCCTGCGATAGAGGAGGACTTTGTTGCATTGAAAAACCAGCAACAGGAAATCAAACTTGCGCAAGTATCTGCGGAGAAAAGAATCCTGATGGGAGCTGCACTTGTTCCAGAGAAACCCATATATAGAAGTAACGGTCAAGAGGAATTTTATATTTATTTTTCTAAAGATACAGTTGCAAAAGCATCTCAAATGTTTTTAAGAAAAGGTAATCAAAATAAAGCTACTTTAGAACACGCTGAAGCAATCGGTGGTATGACTGTAGTAGAATCTTGGTTAGTTGAAGATGATGTACATGATAAATCAAGAAAATATGGTTTAAATGTACCTGTAGGAACATGGATGGTATCAATGAAAGTTTATAACGATGAAGTATGGAATGACTATGTAAAAACTGGAAAAGTAAAAGGTTTCTCAATCGAAGGTTACTTTGCTGATAAATTACAACGTCCACAAGACAAACAAAAAGACCAATTAAGTGAAGATGAAAAACTTATAAAAAAATTAATAGATGCCTTACAATAAAATAAACGCAACACCTAGTAAAACTAGTCCAACTGGAGGTAGACGTGGTTGCCTTTGTAAAAATGGCACATATAGTACCAAGTGTTGTAATGGTGATCTACAAAACCAAGGTATAGGCCCTCTAACAGGCCAAAATGGTTGAATTTATAACAACCAATATCAAATAATGTTTTTTAAAAAAATAACCTAATAATATATATTAAAATGGATGCTAAAGAAACTTTGAATAAAGTAAGAACTATTCTAGGATTAGAAGTAATCTTAGAAGAAAAGTTACTTGAAAACGGAACTAAGTTTGTTGCCGAGAAATTTGAAGGCGGCAATGAAGTCTTTATTAAAACTGAAGACGACGAAAAAATACCAGTACCAGCAGGTGAATATTTAATGGATGACGGTGTAGTGTTATACGTTAAAGAAGATGGAGTAATTGATTCTATGGGTGAGGAAAAGAAAGAAGAAGAAGAGGAAGAAGAAATGAAATATGACGATAAAGAGGAAATGGCTGAGGAAACTGAATTAGAAGATGATGGTAAGGAAGCTGACGTAGAGGACTGGGCAGGTATGGAAAAAAGAATTAAAAACCTTGAAGATGCAGTTGCTGATCTTAAAAGAGAGCATGAAGAAATGATGCCAAAAGAGGAATTAAGTTCTGAAGTAGTTGAAGAGTCTAACGAAGAAGTAGTTGAAGAATTACAAAAGGAAGAACTTTCTGAAGCACCAAAACAAATAAAACATAATCCTGAAGCTAATAAAGAAATCGAATTAACTAAAATCGGTAAAGTTTCAGATTTAAGACAAAGAGTATTTAATCAAATTTTTTCAAAATAATAATCAATAATTAATTTTTAACAATGGCAACAACAGTAAACATTACATCAACTTATGCTGGAGAATTTAGTCAGAAGTACATTTCTGCGGCATTATTATCGTCTTCTACTATTGCAGACGGAGGAGTTGAAGTTATGCCAAACGTAAAATTTAAGGAAGTAATTCAACGTGTTGAAACTGGTTCTTTAATTGCGGATGGTTCATGTGACTTCGACGCTAGTTCTTCGGTAACTTTAAGCGAAGTAATTTTGCAACCAGAAGAATTTCAGGTAAATTTACAATTATGTAAATCAGACTTTATTAATACATGGGATGCAATTCAAATGGGATATAGCGCATTTGATCAACTTCCTACTTCTTTTGCGGACTATTTAATCGCTCACGTAGCAGCTAAAGTAGCAGCTCAAAACGAAATTAACATCTGGCAAGGTACTACAGGTACAGCTGGTGAATATGACGGTCTTGAAGCATTAGCAGCAGCAGGTGGTTCAGGAGTAGTAGCAGTAACAGGAACAACTTTAACTTCAACTAACATTTTAGCTGAAATGCAAAAGGTTGTAGATGCTATTCCTAATGCTTTATATGGTAAAGAAGATTTAAAACTTTATATTAGCCCTAAAGCAGCTAAATTATATGTACAAGTTCTTGGCGGTTTTGCAGCTACTATTGGTGCAAACGGTGTAGACAACAAAGGGACAATGTGGTATAACAACGGTTCTTTAAGCTATAACGGAGTTCCAATTTTTGTAGCAAGAGGATTAACTGCAGATCATATGTTTGCAGCAGAATCTAGCAACTTTTTCTTCGGCACTGGTCTTATGAATGACTGGAACGAGGTAAGAGTAATTGATATGGCTGACATCGACGGATCTAAAAACGTTAGAATCGTTATGAGGTTTACAGCTGGATGCGCAATTGGCGTTGGAGCTGACGTAGTATATTATTCATAAATATTAACCTATATATGGGGGATTAATTTCCCCCTTATATCAAAAAACTTTAAATTATGTCTTGTGATATTTCTTTAGGTAGATTAGAACCATGTAAAGATTCCGTTGGAGGGATTAGAGCAATTTATTTTATAAACTACACAAATGGTTTATTAGATACTGCTACTTTTGACTCAGACGAAATTATTACAGGTTTTGCTTCTGCTTTAACTTTGTACAAATATGATTTAAAAGGTGCTAATTCGTTTGATGAAACAAATGAAAACTCTAGAGAAAATGGAACTAGCTTTTTTACACAAACAGGAACAATTGTTCTTAAGAAGCAAGACCCGACTACTAGAAAGCAAATGAAACTACTTAGCTGGGGGAGACCACAAATAGTAGTTGAATTTTATAACTATGGCGCGAGCGACGAAACTAGATATGTTTTAGCAGGAATAGAAAATGGTTGTGAGGTAGCTCCTTCTACTGCTTCTGGAGCAGCAATGGGAGATTTAAACGGGTATAATATTACCTTTACTGGAACTGAAAAAGAACCAGCTTTCTTTATTGACCCTACAATTATTAACGACACAACAAATACAACTGTTGTAAGCGGCACATAATACTTTTTAATTTTCATATTTTAAGAGCCTCTATTTTTATAGGGGCTTTTTTTTGTATTATAACAAAAACTACATTTTTATGTTTTATAAAAAACAACAATGATAATATTAACAACTAGTAGTTCAGCGCAGGAAATTAAATTTATTCCTAGAGAATATACAGCTACTAGTGTTGTTATACATAACGAAGATACTAACACAAGCACAACATATTCAGGACTAACATTTACAACTGAAGCATATTATTTAAAAACAGATGTTACATTTAATCCGGTGCTAAAGGAAGGTACTTTTTACAATATTAGTGTTCTTAATGGTACAGATGTTATTTATAAAGATAATATATTTTGCACAGATCAAACTGTTTCAACTTATAGTATAAATAACAATGAGTATACTGAGCACGAAACTACAAACGAATACATTGTATTATGACAAATGATTTATTCATAACAAATTTAGCAGCTTATACTGCACCTAAAATAGTTGAACTCAAGAATAAAGAGTGGGTTTATTATGGTGATGATAACCAATATTTTAATTACCTAATAGAACTTTATTTAAATTCAACAACAAATCATAGTATAATTAACGGTGTATCAAATCAAATTTATGGTAGAGGTATTGCGGCTTTAAATGCTGATAAAAAACCAGAGCAATATGCCGAAATGATGTCTATATTTAGAAAAGATTGTTTACGTAAATACATAAAAGATTTTAAAATATTTGGAATGGCTGCTTTACAAATAACATACCAAAATGGTAAAGTTGTAAGCGCAACGCATTTTCCAATGGAAACGTTAAGAGCAGAAAAATGTAACGAAGACGGGGAAATAGAAGCATGGTATTATAGTAATGATTGGTCAACAATGAAACCATCAGATAAACCTTTACGTATACCAGCATTTGGTTTTGGTAATAATGCTCAAAATGAAATGTATGTGTTAAGACCATATGTACCTGGGCACTATTATTATTCACCCTGTGATTACACTGGAGGTTTACCATATGCTAAATTAGAAGATGAAATTAGTGACTACCTAATTAATGATACAATAAATAACTTTAGTGGAACTAAGGTTGTTAACTTTAACAATGGTGTTCCTGAGCCTGATAAAATGCAGCAAATAAAAAGCGATGTAATGAATAAGCTCACGGGTAGTCGTGGTGAAAAAGTAATTGTAGCCTTTAATAATAACTCAGAATCAAAAACAACTGTTGATGATATACCATTAAATGATGCTCCTGCACATTACCAATATTTAAGTGATGAGTGTTTTAGAAAATTAATAGTAGCACATAGAGTTACCTCACCTATGTTATTAGGAATTAGAGAAGGTAACAATGGATTAGGTAATAACGCTGACGAAATAGAAACAGCTACATTATTAATGGATAACATTGTAATTAAAAGTTACCAAGATCAAATCATTGACTCTATGGACGAAATACTTGCTATCAATGAAATAGCATTAGATTTATATTTTAAAACCTTAAAACCACTTGCATTTAATGACATAGACGAATTACAAGGTGTTGACGAGGAAGTAGCTGAAGAAGAAACTGGTGTTGAAATGAGTGATCAAAGACCAAAGCTAAGTAATGAACAAGCCGATGCTTTATTTACAGCGTTACAAGGAGAGGAAATAGATGATGAGTGGGAAGTGGTAGATGAACGTGAGGTTGATGATGATAATTTAAGTATAAAGGAATGGGCCTCTGCAAGCATTATAGATATACCAGAAACAACTTTAAGTAAAATTAAAAAGGTTTTATTTAATAACCCAAGTCCAATTGCTTACAGTGAAGGAAAATGGTCTGATTTGGATAGCAAAAATTATAAGATACGTTATCAGTATTTTAAAAAGTCAAAAGCTAAAACAATACAAAAGGATAAAACTAGTTATAAGTCGAGACCATTTTGTGATAATATGATGCAATTATCAGATAAAGGCATTGTTTATAGAATAGAAGATATTGATAAAGCAAGTAGGGAAGGAATAAATGGAGGATTTGCTCGTGAAGGTCAAGACAGCTATGATTTATTTAAATATAAAGGTGGTTGTTATTGCAGACATGCTTGGAAAGAAGTTCTTTATAGAAGAAAAAAAGGAGCAGAGGTTTCACCTGATCTAGCTAATTATCGTAAGACTGGCGAGATTCCAAAAACATATAAACGTAATCCTTGGGGTAGTAAACAAGCTAAAGAAGCGACATTTGATTTACCGAACCATGGAAGTTTAAAATATAAATACTAATGGCAACAGCATTATTTGTAACAACAAAAGATATTAAACGCTACTCTGTATTATCTGGGAATGTAGACCCTGATAAATTTATTTACATGGTGGAGATTGCTATGGACACAGAAATACAAAATTATACAGGTACTAAGTTGTATGAAAAAATACAAAACCTTATAGTTGCTGGAACAATTAATGATCCTGCTAATGCTGATTATAAAACGCTTTTAGAAACTTATTTAAAGCCTATGACTATTTACTGGGCTTTAACTACATATATGCCATTTGCTGCATATACAGTGGCTAATGGCGGAGTATATAAACATACTAGTGAAAGCGCTGTAACTGTAGAGAAAAATGAAGTAGATTATTTACAAGAAAAATATAGAGATATTGCACAATATTACACTAATAATTTTATAAATTTTATGGTGTATAATCAGTCAACTTATCCTGAATATAATCAGAATACAGAAGACGATACATACCCAAGTAGTAACGCAGATTTTGGTGGATGGGTATTATAAAATACAAAACAAAACAAGAAAATATTGTTAAGTTACAACAATTTTTAAATGAAAAATATGTGGATACAAACAAACACGTTAAACCTAAAAATAAAATATGAGTATTGTAGCTAATACAGGCAACTGGGGAAAAATATATAGTTATAGTTGGTGGGGTTCTACTACTAATGATGTTAACTTTGGTGATGATTACTATGTAAGTTATTTGCTTAGTGATCTGGAACGTAGAGTACAAATTTACGAAAACAACACCATGTCAATACAATTGTTAAACAACTTAAAACAATGTTATGAGTAACCTATTACGTAAAGCATCCATAATAACCACACCTACAGCTTATGCTGAGGACTTTCTGTATAACATTAAACCTGCAGGAGGTTTAGGAGATGAGATTGTTACTAATGGTACATTTGATACAGATTCTAATTGGAACAAAACAGGCACTTGGACTATATCAAATAATTCTGCTACTGCTGATGCAGACAGCACATCACAATATTTACAACAAGATTTCACAATAACAAACGGAAAAATATATGAGTTTAATTATGTTATTTTACAAAATACACTCAACGGTAATGGTGCTGCGTTAAGTAGCTTTGGTGGTTTTGGAACAGTAGCTATAAGTAATGAAATAGGACAACATAAAACATTTATAACAGCAACAAATTCTTCAGCAGCGTATGTTTTAAAGATAGGTGTTTCATCTACCTGCACCACAGGAACAATTATTATAGATAATGTAAGTGTTAAAGAAGTGGTTGATTTTAGCTTTGACAGAAACTCAACAGGAACAAGAGTCAATGAAGATTATCTTATAGAAGATGTGCCTTATAATTTATTAAGACATAGTGAAAGTATATTATCTACAACTAATTGGTCAATCGTTGGCGCAACTACTGAAATAGGTTATAGCGACCCACAAGGAACTTTAAATGCTGTTAAAGTAACACCTACAGGCAACGACCCATATGTTTATGGTAATATTCAAAATTTATCTTATAAAACTTATACAGGGTCTATATATGTAAAAGGCTCAGAAGCAGCAGATGGTTTAAGTATTAGGTTATGGTTAATTAGAGAT